GTCGATGCTATTCAACAAGATAAAGAAATACTTTGGGGAGTTCCTTTCTCAACGGTAGGCAGACAAGTAAAACCTGTAGATCCTGGAGATATTGATTTAGATGAAATTATGAAAGGCGGATTCCCTTTCTAATGACTTTAGATGAATACATAGACAGTCGTTTAACAATGCCTTTTCAATGGGGTAAAAACGATTGTATTACTTTTTGTGCCGAAGCAATAAAAGTCTGTACAGGAATAGATCATCTTAAATTAGAAAAAATTAGGAAATGGAATAGTCCGTTACAGGCAAAAAAAACTTTAAAAAAATTAAATATAAATACAATGTACGATTTATGGGATGCACGATTTCGTGAAATAAAAAATCCTAATAAATTAAGAGATGGTGATATTGGTGTTGCTGATGTTGGATGTAGCGATGGCTTTAGTCCAGATACATCAATGATTTTTTATAAAGATGTTTTTTTAGCACCAAGTGAAAACGGTATAATTAGAGTACCTATAAATCAGACAAAACACTTCTTTGATATACGCAATATAAGGATTAGATAAATGCCACAAGCTATAGGCTCGGTAGTAGGTTTTTTCTCTACTGTATTTTTTGGTACTGCATCCGCAGTTGTAGGGCTTGGTGCATCCTATACTATCGGTGCAGTTGTGGGAGCATTAGCTGTAGGTGGTGTTATAGCAGGCGGTGTAGCTGTTATGAAAACACTTGCACCAAAGATGCCAGATCTTAATGCTTTAACAAACAGAGGTCAAAATGTCCGATCACCAATATCAACTAGAAAGCTTATATATGGTGAAGCTAAAGTTGGTGGCACATTAGTTTTTGTATCAGAAGGAAATACCAATAGCGATAGAGAGTATCTATATATGCTTTTTGCTTTAGCATCTCACGAATGTCAAAGTATAGATAAGGTATATATATCGGATGAGGAGTGTACTTTAAATGGTAGTGGTGAAGTAACATCACCGACAAGATATGTAAAAAATAGCGTAAATCATGCACGTTTTATTTTAGATATGCTTGGTGCATCTACAAGTCAAACTTTAGATAGCATAATGACTACAGATACCGATTTAACAGCTACCGATCATTTTAAAGGCATGACAATAGCGCAAGCTAGATTAAAGTTTGATCCAGATGGTATGTTTGCATCAGGTATACCACAACTTAATTTTTTAGTTAAAGGTAAAAAAGTATATGATCCTAGAGATGGTGGTCAATCTGTAGATAGTTCAGCTACGTGGACATATTCTGATAATCCTGCACTAATTATAGCTGATTTTATTAGAAGTGATTTTGGTTTATCTGTGCCAAGCGGAAACATTGATTGGACTGTTGTTTCATCAAGTGCAAATACCTGCGATGAGACAGTAACATTATCTGATGGATCTACTGAAAAAAGATTTACCTGTAATGGCATGATTGATACAGGAACACCTGTACAAAATAATTTAGATGCTTTGTTAAGCTCTATGGCAGGGAGTATGGTTTATGAAAATGGTAAATATAAAATTTTATCTGGTGAATATAGAGCTCCAACATTAACTATTACTGAAACAGATCTTAGATCAGGAATAAACATACAAACAAAAACACCTGGAGCAGAGCAAATAAATACTGTAACAGGCCTTTATGTTGGCTCAGATACTAACTATCAACCTGCTAATTATCCTACTATTACGGATGCAAGTTTTGTAACAGAAGATGGTCAGGAACAAAAAGCAGAAATAAATTTAAGCTTTACTAACTCAAGCACAATGGCTCAAAGAATTGCAAAAATATTCTTAATGAGGGCCAGACAACAATACACTATGACACTAGGTCTTAATTTAGAAAAGTTTACATTATCTCCAGGAGATACTGTAAAAGTTACTTTAGATAGTCTTGGCTTTGAAGATAAAATCTTTGAAGTAGTAGAGTGGAGCTTTGGTGCTGAGAGTGAAATATTAGGTGTAGATGTTCTTTTAAAAGAAACAGCATCTACTGTGTATGATTTTGCAAGTTCTGAGGAGCAAAGCCAGGGTACAATACCTTCATTAACTCCAACTTACGATCAAACAGTTGCAACACCAACATTCAGTTTAACTCAACAACAAGAGAAAGCGGAAGATGGTACTATTATAGATCAGATAGTCGTAGATATTAGTGATCCTACAACAGATCCTCACGTAAAATTTTACCAGATATTTTGGAAAGAAAATTCAGAAAGTGATTACAAAGTAATAGAAGTAGAGAGAGAAATATAATGCCAAAAAAAACAATTAGCGATATTGATAAACAAGTTGCAGTATTAGAAGCACATTTAAAAGACCACATTAAAGAATGTTCCAAAACATCAGAACAAACTTTGATTAGAATTAAAAGAATTGAAGCAATTATGGTCGGTGGTACTGCATCGGTACTAGCTTTACTATTAAAAATAGTATTTTTTAGCTAAATCCTTTTTAAGCCAAAATAAGCTTCATACAGCACATTTTAACGTTTTACATCAATTAGTATATAAAACATCTTAAACACACTTTAAAACTTATTTATAAGGACTTTTTTTATGTTATCAGTATTATTTTCATCGGCTCTCGGATTCGGAAGCTCTTTTCTACCAAGTTTATTAAAATTTGCAGAAAACAGACAAAAAGCAAATTTAGAAATTAAATTAACCGAAAGTAAAATTCGTTTAGCTTCAGAAATGTCTAAGCTTAAAATTAAAGAAGCTGAGATGACAGCTTTAGCAACTCAATCTCAAAGTATTTATGCTCATGACGAGACAATACAAAAAGCTAATCATTCAAAATTTATTGCAAGCCTGTCTGCATCAGTAAGGCCTGTTATTACTTATGTAATGTTTGGTTTATTTGTGTTGGTAGTAGTTAGTCAGGTGTTTGTTGCTATTGACGAAGGTGAAGACACCTTAAAAGCAATTCGAGAAAGTTTTAGCGAAGAAGCTTATATGATTTTATCTAGCACAGTTAGTTTTTACTTTGGCGGAAGAATGGTGCGTAAATGACAAAAGTAGTATTATCACCTGCAACATCAGGTAAAACATTCAATGTAAAAGTATCAGCAATAAATGATGTTGGAGTTCATTCAACAGTATCATCCCCAAGCAATATTACCATTGCAACTTATTCAACTGCACCTGCTTTACCAACATCTATAAGTGCATCATCAGACGATCATGCTATAACAATATTTTTTACTAATCCTGCTGATAGAGACTTAAAAGGTGTAGAGATATGGTATGCAACATCCAGTGGCGGTAGTTTATCTCTCATAGGTTCAATAGATGGAGCTCCAGGAGTAGCACAAGAATACAACCTTAATTATGATTCAGCTACTTTTAGTCTCAATCAAACTTATTATTTTAAACTTAGATCCGTAAATACAAGCAATGTTGCATCAGCATATACATCAGAAGTAACAGCTCAATTTTCAACAGTTCAAACATCCGATGTTACGATGAACGCAATTAGCGATACATCAGGCTCAATTGTTAGTTATAATGTAAATCCTGAAAGCAGTACTCAAGATTCAATACAATATAACAGCAGTAGTAATATTTTAAATGGGTACATGGCTTCAGAAGTAACTTTAGGTACAATTGATAGTACAGTTGCAGGTTTTCTTATAAATGCTAATGCTCATGTATCTAAAAGAACAGTAGGAAGTTCAAAATATGCTTACGCAATAATTTTACAAAAGTTACCAACAAATACTTATTGGACAAAAGCTAACGCATCAGGAAATTATGCTGTGTTCATAGGATCAAGTTCATCTACAGGTGCATCTACTACCGATGGAGTTCAAGGTAATTTTAGTGTTTCATTTATTGATGATGCTACAGGCATAACATCAACCACAGGTACAAAATATGGATTATTTATTTATGAAACTACAGAGACAACTGATCAATGGTGGGTGTTTGGTGGCACAGGTTTAACAGTAACAGAGTTAAAAAGATGAGTTTAGAAAAACAAAAAGGTTATTTTTATAATAGTGATGGTTCGTTGATTGAATATTACAACGGTTACATTGATTTAGACGATATAGAAACAGCACTTGAATATAGAAAAAGTGCAATAGGTTTTGTTGTAAGCAGTCAAGTTGATACTGATGCTTATAAATATGATTTCGAAACAGAAACAATTACGGAAATAAATCCATAAGGAGCAATTATGTCTGATAATTTATCATTATCCGATTCATCAAAAGTACAAATACCAATTAGAAACTTAATAAGCATGATTGGTGTAGTAGCTGTCAGTGTATGGTTATATTTTGGAATTGAATCAAGAATAAACAGTTTAGAAAATGATCTTGTTTTAGTTACTAAAGATATAGAGCTAAATACTGAATTTAGAATACTTTGGCCTAGAGGTGAAATGGGAGCATTACCTGATGATGCAATCCAAGACATAAAAATTAAATTATTAGAAGATGAAATAAAATTAATTAAAGAAAAATTAGAAAAGGAGTGATCATGAAAAAATTATTTATTTTATTATTTCCTATTCTTTTGATTGGATGCAGTAGTTCAAAAATATTTATGAACGCAGACATTCCAAAAGATACAGAAGTAAGTATAGAAATAACTACGAAAAAAAAGACTGACTAATGTATTTATATAAAGCTTACTTGGTTAGAGTAGTTAACGGTGGTTTAATAAAAGCGACCATCGATTTAGGCTTTGGTGTTATGCTATCCTCTATGCCTATACATCTTGTTAACATAGATGCACCTCATGGCATAGACGGTCAAAAAGCAACCGACTATTTAAAAACATTATTACCAACAACATTTACTATAAAGACTAAAATGGATGGATCTATGATACTTGGAGAAGTCCAAGTAAAGGGAACATCTATAAATGAAAAGATGTTAGATAGTGGCCTGGTAAAAAAGTTTGGTGAGTAGTATTCACAAAGTATTCACAAAAAGTTAATAAACATACGTTTTTTTAATATTTTTTAATGTTTCGTTATTTCAGTTAAAATGGCTAAATATAAAGGCTTTGGATGTAAATGCTTGTATTATATAGCTTATCTAAATCTATTACATCGATGCCTTTTAATCAGCTTGTCGTAGGTTCGATCCCTACAGGGCTCACCAAGATATTAGCAGAATACCGCCATTATAAGACATATCTAACAATTTTAGCTTAAAATATCATAAAAGTATTCACAAAGTATTCACAAAAAAACTTGTGAAAATAATAATATCTTCTATAATCTTGAAGTACGACATCAATTTATGATGTTAAAACATTAATTTTAGGAGGATGTAATGGCTAGAGTTTTAAAAAGAAATTTTAAAATGAAAGGTAAGGTGCAAGTTTTTTGGCAAGTAGATGCTAGATCTATGAATAAAGGTCAAATTTCTAAAAACCCAAATACTAATGAACGATTTGAAAGTAAAAAAGAAGCTCAAGATTATTTAGACGAGCTGATTGCAAAACAACATTCTGGGCTTAGTTTAAATGCAGATGATTTAGAAGTGCATCAATTGTGTTTACCTGGTGATTATGTTGAGCAACCTGGATCAAATTCTGGTCAAAAGATATTTGATCAAAAAGCAGGTGAATATATATCTGCAAGATACAGACACCTTGAAAGAGACGCAATAAGCTTTAATCATTTTCAAAGCATGAGACGGTCAATGTATTTAGTTGTTACTTATTGCAACAAGTACAAAATTAAATATTGGACAAAATTAGATGCTGAAAGATGCTTAGATTGGATCTTAAAGGAGTGTAAAAAAAATGCTAATCCAAAAGAATCATCAGAGCTCCGAGAAGCTTCTGCTTGGACAACATTTTTAGTACATCAAAAAAATATAAAATGTATGTCAAGTTGGGTAGCTCGAAAGAAAAAATGTGAAGATGTTTTTGCTTGTATTGTTACCTCAAAAAAACATGGTGGGGATCTTACTTTTGAAAAACCTGCTAAACTTGTAAACTTACAAAAGAAGCAAAAAGACAAAGTAGTAAATGTTCTTAGGGTAGAAGAGTTAAGATATAAAATAGAAAAAGAATACATGAATGGCTACAAAGGTAATCGAGGTTATTCTGTTTTAAAGAATAAACCAGAATTTGCTAAAGACAGAAAAAGACAAATGCTTTTACAATTTGATTTACTAAAAGGTATTGGATTGAGAATAGGTGAAGCATTAGCTCTTACCTGGGATGACATTGATGGAGACGAGATAAGAATTAACAAGCAGTATAATGCAAAAGAGAAAGCTGTTACGGAAACAAAAGGCGGTGTCTTTGAGCATTATGTTTATGTTGGTGATGATTTAGCTAAAAGATTACAAGAGCATAAAGAATTACAAAACGAGCAGGAGAAAATTAATAACTTAGTTTTTCCTAATACAAAAGGTAATCACGACAGCAGAAATTCATTAAATTTAATTATGAAAAGATACTCAAAAAAATTGTGGGGTAGTGATATATCATTGCACATATCTCCTCACACATTAAGGCACTTATTTGCAACCGAGATGATTAGAAAAGGTGGCAAGGACGCACTACCAATGGTGTCAGATATACTTAGGCATAGTACAGGTGTAAAATTTACTGAGAAACAGTATGTGCATGAAACTAAGAAATCAGAAAAGCAAAGAATAAGACAAAAGCAAGCTGTATCTGGTTTATATAATTAAGGTTATATATGGCAAAATCACCTAACTCAATGTCTTTTGAGGAAGCAGAAGAGCTTGTCGCTAAAGCAAAACAAGTTGGCAGAAATAAAGCTTGGAAGAAACAATCCGATTTAGCTTTATCTATGGATTTAACTATCGATCAATTAAAGGGTAGGTTAAAATCAGCCAGACATATTATTAAGATGCAAAGGGATGAGACGGATCATCAGTATTATACAATCCCTGGTCTTGAAAAGATGCAAGATCATGAAGAAATGTCTGCTGATGAGATTATCAATTATGCTCACAAAAATTGGAAAAAGAAAAAAGAAAAAGATGATCTCCTTGAGTTAGTTCCTGTCAAGTTTTCAAAAGATGTTGTTACAGGAATATGTGTATGGGGTGATCCACATTTAGATGATGGTGGTACTAATTGGGATGTACTTACATCTTTAATGGAAACCTTAAAAAAGTATGATCCAGACAGAGGATCTCCAGATCCAATCTACTCTGTAAACATTGGAGATTCACACAACAATTGGATTTCGAGATTAAGCAGATACTACATCGAGCAAAAAATGAGTAAGTCAATGGTGTACAAGGTCATTGAATATTTGATTGCAGAAATTAATTTTATTCTATTAATCCGTGGTAACCATGATATGTGGAATCCAGATAATATTAATTATGATAAGATGGATTGGTTTGCACAAGCATCTGGAACACTTGCAGTAGATTGGAGAGCTAATATAGATTTTCAATTTCCAAATGGTGTATCAGTCAAAGCCGATTTCCGCCATGACTTCCCAGGTAATTCTCAATTTTCTCCCCTTCATGGACTGCAAAAGGCAAATCTATTTAACACTAATGCAGATATATATGTTGCTGGACACAGACATAATTACGCATCAATGGAAATGCCATCAACAAACAAATCAAATTATGAATCAGGGTTTAAATCACCTGCTCATTTATTAAGAGTTAAGGGATTTAAAGATATAGATTCATACGCAGATCAACATGGATTTCCCAGACAAGATTACGGTCATGCAGGTTTAATTGTCATAGATCCATTTACAACTCAACAAAACAGAATAAAGATCTACAGCGACATAGAATATGGAGCTAATATTTTAAAACTTATGAACGATGATTATAGAAAAAGAGGTATTATTGAAAATTAATACACTCAACTTGCATTGGTTTTTGGAAAGGTTTTGATGCTGATAAACTAATGTAAGACAAAACAAAAATGCAAAAAAACAATTGTAAAAATAACCAACTAAAACTTGTCTCTTTATTCTTTTTTTTCATTAGCTAATATCCATCTCTACTATCGCTTCATGTCTTTTACCTACTAAGCGATAATTTTCTTCTGTGATCCCTCCCTTTATGTTGAGCCAAGCAACTCCAACAAAAATTATATTCACTAAAATTAATCTGTATTCAGGCTTGAGCCATCTACTGAATTATTTTTCTCATAAGCTTGCTCCATGTACCATTTTTGAACAACAGGTGTAGTCCATAAGACACAACCTCTACCGTTGCTTGCAGGTATAGTGGGTTCTGGGAAAAGACCTTTTTTGACAAGATTTCTTATTCTTTGACAGTTAGAAGGCCTAGCATCACCAAATAGAATTTCTGCAACATCTTTAATTTTTAACATTGCAGGTTTGTTATCAAAATAATCAAAATGGAATGTCATCGTCCATATTCTCCATATCATAGTTTGTTTGGGAGGTGGATTGAGGATGCTCGGCGTAAGCATCAACTCTATCGTTTAGACCTGTATCTAAACTCGCACCTCCCTCGTCAGTCTGAGTTCTGCTTACATTAACCTCCATTTTCTCACTGACGAATTTTTTGTTGATCCATTCAAAATTTTCTTCATCAAAAATATAACCAGATTTTTTTAAAGATTCTTTGTCAGCATCAGATAAGGGAGCAATACTGACATCTACTCGTGCAACACCATCTTTCCAGGGATTGCCATGATAATCGTCCTTAGATTCCCAAATTGTCATTGAGATTGCTCCTTTAGGAAGGACAACATCTTCTTTTAAAATAAGCATATTACTTTTATATAAAGGGTATTTTTTACCAACATCTTTATTGCCTGTAAAAGCACGTAACGTTTTGTTTAAAAATGGTTTAGTGATCTTTTTGTTAAGATTGTATGCAAGCTTGTTAAAAGCTGTTTGTGGCGGTTTATTGTAATCTTTAAACTTATTCATTAGCTATGCTCTTTTTAGCTTTTTGTTTTGCTTTGGCTCTCTCTATCTCATTAACTGATGCCATCTCATCACCTGCTAAACCAAAACTAGCTAATGCTCGACCTATTGCTGATGTCTCGCAATTCTCAATCATGGATGTTTCATTGACAAAGTTTGTATGTTTATCCTCTACAGCATGTCCTGTAGCAATTAATCTATTACCAGGAGTGTATATCTCAGCGATCATAGAAACTTGATCGTCAGTCTTATCTAAAATTCTTGTAATTAAACTGTAGTTAGAAAAATATTTTCTAAAAACATATACTCTTATTGCTACCGTTTTATAATCCTTGCCATGTATATCTTGGCCTTTAGATCCAATTAATTCTTTTTGAGCCTGTTGCATAACTGCATTAGGTGTTTGGTAAATAACTTCAGGATCTCTTGTATATATATTATCCATTTTTTTTGCTCATAATTTTTTTAAATTTTTTTAATTTTAATTTTTCAAACTTCTTTTGGAGTTTTTTATTATCCAAAAACATATTATTAATAATTGATTTGTTTTTATCATCCTCCATAATGTTAAGCATTATGTATATGATGTTTAACATCAAGTATAAAAACAGTTATTTATTACTAAAATAGATGTAAATTGTGGATAATTTTATTTAAAAAATGTCAGATTTTTCTGCTATTTTTTTTGCAAGTTTATGAGTTTTTTTTAAGTTAGTTGACTGAGCCGTTGCAAGTTTTGTTGTATCTTCTTTTTTCCAAGACTCCATAATTACATGGCCAACATCAGGATTTAGATAATAAAGATATTTAGTATATTTATTATACTCATCATATTTCTTACATTTTTTATTTTTAGAACGATATTTAATTAGATCAAATTGTAATACAATCTCTGCATCAGTTAAATGTTTTAATTTTTTTGATATTAAGTTTTGGGAAAAATCTAAACCTTTATTAAGTAAAAATATTTGTATTTCATTTAAGCTTATATAATATTCTTTAGTAAAAAGATTTTTAAAATATTTTTCCATTAAGTGAAGTGTTATACCATATTCAATAACATCTATAGGTCTTTGTTTAGTGTAATTTGGATTACTATAATTAGTTAGCAGTGATGCAGTTTTTTCATACATAATCCATAGCTCAAACTGATGCAATTGGATTTCTAAAGCATTATGTAATGGAAGTTGAACCCAAGATTCTCCAGGGTCTTTTTTTAATTTTTTTTCTTTTTCAACGCCTTTGTGAAATTCGTTTCTTACAGTCATAATATATCTGCTTTATAAAACTTTAACTTTTAGATCAGTGATTGGATGATAACACTCGATATCTTCTAAACTCATATTAAATAAATCTTTTTGTAAATTTAAAGCAAGATTAGAAAATCTTATTGCATTATCAAAACCAATCTCTATGTCTTGTGCAAAGACGTAATCACCATTTTTAAGTTTTAAAAAAGCGTTCATATTGTGAAGCTGTCTTGACTCTGGTTTAAATTCAATTGAGTCAAAAACAAAAAAATAAACTTTGTCTGGATTGACTTGAAATTCAAAAGCAGATCTATCTGGTGGGTACTTTGTATCAACTTTAACTTTTTTATGCCTTGGGTAAATTTGTATTTTACCTGCGCTAT